TACTACAGACGTGTTGCTGTCAAAAATCTGATGTAAATCTCGGTTTACATCAAGATACAGGGGGCGCTAGACGCCCCCTTTTTTATGCTATAATATGGGTTCCGTGTGGAGGAGTGCTAGGGGAACCTTTCGGTTCCCCTTTTTTATAAATAAAACAGTTAAGAACTTCCGTGATGTATTATATTTACAAAGCGACTAATGTGACGAATGGCAAGTTTTATATTGGACGTTGCCACGGAACAGTCAGAGCAAGAGAGTATAAACACTGGTGGTATGCGACAAACAAGAATGCTAATACTCCCTTCTGCAACGCACTACGAAAGTATGGTAGGGAATCTTTTCAGTGGGAGGTTATAGAGGAGTGTACTCAAGACAATGTTGGCGATAGAGAGATACACTACATCGCTGAACTGAATCCACAGTACAACGCAACACTGGGAGGAGACGGGGGAACCCTAGGCCGCCCCTGCCCTGAACACGTTAAAGAAGCGACTAGACAGTCTCGTATACGTACTGTAAAGGATAGAACGACTGGTAAGGTTTACAAATCTATGTTAGAAGCATCAGAAGATACTGGTGTTCTAGTAAGTAGTATCAGTCGCTCTGTGAAGGGTGGAGATGGTAGAAGATGGGACATACTCTAAATACTTAGAAAACGATGTCTTACGGCAATCCTTTTGAGAGACAGATAAGTAATAGGAATTTCTTATCTCCCACTGGTTTTAAGTTCACATTGCAAAGAGCACCTAAGGTTGCTTTCTTTGGCAACTCTGCGAACTTGCCTGCTATCTCAATGGGAACTGCTATTCAACCAACATATCTGAAGGACATTGATCGTCCTGGTGATAAAGTTGAATTTGGAGATTTCAACTATAGATTTCTTGTAGATGAGAACTTAGAAAACTATCTTGAGATCTACAATTGGATTAGAGGATTAGGATATCCTGAAAGCTTGAGTGAGATTTATGACTGGCAAGGAGGAGTAGAGAATTTTTTACAACCAGCCAATTCAGAACTAAATTTATTCTCTGATGCTACACTGCAGATTTTAACTAGCAAAGAGAATCCCAACTTTAAAATAACTTTTCAGGATATGTTCCCGACTGAACTGTCCACACTGAACTTTGATGCGACTAGTGAAGATATCCAATACTTTACAGCAGATGTCACTTTCAAGTATACTATCTACAATATAACTGATATGTCTGGCAACAAATTATGAGTCTTGATCTTGAATTTATTCAAGAGATGTGGAAAAAAGATTCTGATATCGACAGGGACAACTTACACGAAGAGTCTTTGAAAATCCCATCTCTACATGCAAAATACTTTGAATTATATAATACCATATTTCTTTTGAGGAAGAAAGCAGAGCAACAAAAGAAGAACATTAGGCACGAGAGATATGAGTATTATTCTGGTAAAGCAGATCCCGACGTTTATATTGAAAATCCGTTTCCCAAAAAGATCCGAGATAAAGACACTATGCAAAAATATCTGGATGCAGATGAGAGACTCTCAGGAGTTTCGTTGAAGATTGATTATTACGATACAATGCTTGTTTATATTGAGAGTATACTAAAGCAGATAAGTAATCGAACTTACCACATCAAAAACGCAATAGAGTTCATGAGATTTAACGCGGGGTTAGGGTAATGAATGATGATGACTGGACTTATCAAGATGAGGACTTTGATCCAGACTCAACTTACATAGAGTTGCAGTTTGGTATTGATGATGTATATTTAATTTACAAATCTCTTCAAGTTCATCTTGATAAGTGGCCAGGAGGACATCCCGCAGAACAAGAGAGATTGAATTATCTCAAAACATTTTTTGCAAGAATAGTTTTAGAATATAAGTATCAAAGTTAGTGATAAATATTCACAGGTGATGAATCCTCGTGAATACAACAGATCTTGTAATTTCTAAATCTAACGAAGTATTTCTAAAAATCAATACTGAACCTCATATTGAATATGAGTTAAGAGATCATTTTAAATTTGAAGTCCCGAACGCCAAGTTCATGCCACAGTATCGTGGTAGAAACTGGAATGGAGAAATTCATTTATACGATATGCGTTCTAAGCAAATCTATGTTGGACTGCTGGATAAAATTATATCGTTTTGCAAGAATTACGGATATACTTACTCTTTCGAGAACAATAAATTCTACGGACAACCCTTTGAAGTAAATGATGAGATATCATTTGAGGGTGTCAAAGGATTTATGAAATCTATTTGCACTCATACTCCACGTCAATACCAAATTGAGGGAGTATACGATGCTTTAAGGCATAATAGAAAGCTATTGATAAGCCCCACTGGGAGCGGCAAATCTCTAATGATTTATTCATTAGTGAGATATTATGTAGACAAAGGACAAAAAATTCTTCTTGTCGTTCCAACGACATCTCTTGTAGAGCAGATGTACAAGGATTTTGAGGACTACGGTTGGGACGCTGAGACATATTGTCATAAGATTTACAGTGGTAGAGAAAAGGACACAAATTGTCCTGTGACAATTACCACCTGGCAATCTATCTATAAGTTAGAAAGATCTTGGTTTGAGGAATATAATGTTGTAGTTGGTGATGAGGCACATCTCTTCAAGAGTAAGTCTCTGATATCAATCATGACTAAACTTCATCATGCTAAGTATAGATTTGGGTTTACAGGGACTTTAGACGGCACACAGACGCATAAGTGGGTGCTTGAGGGAGTCTTTGGCCCATCATACAAAGTGACAAGAACTGATGAATTGATGAAGCAGGGACATCTCTCTGAGTTGGATATTCAGTGTCTTGTTCTTAAGCATGAACCACAAAAGTTTGAAACATATAATGATGAGATTGAATATCTAATCTCTCATGAACAAAGAAATAAATTTATTACTAATCTAACGTTAGATCTTAAAGGAAACACCCTTGTGCTTTTTGCAAGAGTCGAAGCACACGGAGAGATACTCTACAATCAGATAAATAATAACAAGCGTGATAACCGTAAGGTATTTTTTGTACATGGTGGTGTAGACGCTGAAGAACGGGAGGTAGTTCGCGAGATCACAGAGCGAGAAAACAACGCTATAATCGTTGCCTCTTATGGAACTTTTAGTACAGGTATCAATATTAAAAATCTCCATAATGTTATCTTTGCCTCTCCAAGTAAGTCCAGAGTCAGAAATCTTCAGAGTATTGGACGAGTTCTTAGAAAAGGAAAGGACAAAGTGAAAGCAACTCTATATGATATTGCGGATGATTGTTCTACAAAAACAAGAAAGAATTATACGTTAAACCATCTCATTGAAAGAATTAAAATCTATAATGAAGAGAACTTTAACTATGATATCATAACCATTCATCTAAAGAAAGCATGATAGAAGATGATTTTTATGCAACAATAAAACTTAAGTCTGGTGAAGAAATCTTCTGTAAAGTAGCAGCAGAAGAAGAATCTGATAGAACTATCTTGGTAGTTTCTAATCCTGTCACCATTAAAGAAGTGAAAGGTAGAATAGGAATAATTGGTTATAAGGTAGAACCTTGGTTAAAAACTACTACTGATGATATGTTCTTTATCAACTTAAATGATGTATTAACAATGTCTGAATCAAATGATATTGAGATGATATTGATGCATCAAGAATACGTAAGAAAAACAGATAGTAATCCTACATCTGGTTCTAGCAATCATAAACTAGATAAAAAGATGGGATATCTTGCTAATGTAAATGATGCAAGAGAGATACTAGAAAAACTCTATAATAGTCCTTCTAATAAAGATCTAAGTAATTAAGCTATAGTTGTCTCTCAAACCCAACAAAGGTAGTCTACACAAGGTTTAGAGACTTGTCAAGTATATGTGTTGATGGTATACTTTATACATAATGATGAGATATAGTTATGATACAACCAGGCATGACTAAGAGAAAAAGATCAGAACACTACGTTAACAATAAAGAGTTCTTAGCTGCCCTGATTGCATATCGTGAGAAGGTTGACTTGGCAGCACAGAAAGGAGAACCCAAACCTGTCATCCCCAGGTACATTGGAGAGTGCTTCCTTAAGATCGCAACTCACTTATCATTCAAACCAAACTTCGTGAACTATATGTTCAAGGATGATATGATTTCTGATGGTATTGAAAACTGTGTGCAGTACATCCACAACTTCAATCCTGAAAAGTCTCAGAACCCCTTTGCATATTTCACACAAATTATTCACTACGCTTTCTTGAGAAGGATTCAAAGAGAGAAGCGTCAGTTAGAAATCAAGAACAAGATTCTGGAGAAGTCAGGTTACAGTGAGGTGTTTGACGACAATAACACCCTTGACGGATCGAACTACAGCGACTATAATCAGATCAAAGATAACGTGCATTCCAAGCTCCGTAGTTAATGAAAGTTGCAATCATTACCGATCAACACTTCGGTGCTCGCAAAAACTCTAAACTCTTTCACAACTATTTTCTAAAGTTCTACAACGATATCTTCTTCCCTTATCTGGAAGAACATGGTATCACCACTGTTGTGGACATGGGAGATACGTTTGACAATCGTACTGGTATTAACTTTGGTTCCCTAGCATGGGCAAAAAATAACTATTATGATCGTCTAGGAGTCCTGGGTATTCAGGTTCATACTATTGTTGGTAATCACACTGCATTCTATAAAAACACGAATGAAGTGAATGCTGTAGATCTTCTTCTTCGTGAGTATCATAATGTTTCAGTGTATTCTTCTCCTGAAGAAGTAATGCTGGGCAATCTAAAAGTACTTTTTATTCCATGGATCAATGAAGAAAACTCTAAAGATACTTTCGTATCTATTGAAAATACAGATAGCAAGTGTGCGATGGGGCACCTTGAATTACGCGGATTTAGAGCTCATCGCGGATGCGTCATGGAGCATGGTTTTGAGAGCGACTTATTTAAGAAGTTCACCAAGGTGTTCTCGGGACACTACCACACTCGATCAGATGATCAGAAGATCTTCTATCTAGGTAATCCATATGAGATGTTCTGGAATGATGTTGGAGACACCAGAGGATTTACTATCTTTGATACTGAAACTCTAGAACATTTTCATGTCAATAATCCATATCGAATGTTCTACAACATCTATTATGAAGACACCGATCATCAAACTTTTGATGTCAGAGAATACGAAAATAAGATCGTAAAAGTTATTGTTCGTAAAAAATCTAACAGTAAGAAGTTTGAAAAGTTTGTTGATAAGTTGTATGCTGTTGGTGTTGCTGATCTCAAGACTGTAGAAAACTTTGAAGTTGGTGATCCTGAAGAGTTTGAAGCATTTGAGTCGGAAGACACACTTTCTATCTTGAATAGATATATCCAAGAAGCAGAAATAAATCTTGACAAGTCTATTCTTCAAGATATTATGAGAACAACATATCAGGAGGCGTGTGAGTTAATTTAATGTTTATTCTAACTGTAGAAGGAAAGGAGGATAAGGGAGCATATTCTGTCGTAAATGAAACGGGAGATAAGATTTTGTACCTCTTTGAAGAAGAGGATGATGCTACTCGTTTTGCTATGCAGTTAGAAGATGAGCATGGATATCCTGAAATGAATATCATTGAAGTAGAAGACGATATAATGCTTAAGACATGCCACATCCATGAGTGTGAGTATGCTATAATTTCCAAGAACGACATCGTAGTGCCGCCAGAGACTGAGGAGTATGATTTTATTTGAAAAAATTCGTTGGAGGAACTTTCTTTCTACGGGCAATCATTATACTGAAGTCGAATTAAACAAGAATGGCAACACAATGATTATTGGCACCAATGGTGCTGGTAAGTCTACTATTCTTGATGCTCTTACATTCTCTCTTTTTGGTAAGGCATTTCGTAAAATCAACAAACCACAACTGATCAACACAACTAACGAGAAAGATTGTGTTGTAGAAGTTGAGTTTTCTATTAGTAATATTTCTTGGAAAGTTGTTCGTGGCATCAAACCTGCCATTTTCAAGATTTATCGTAATGGTGAAGAACTGAATCAAGACGCTGCAGCACTGGATCAGCAAAAATGGCTGGAGCAGAACGTCTTGAAGATGAATTATAAGTCGTTTACACAGATTGTTATACTTGGAAGCAGCACATTTGTGCCCTTTATGCAGCTTTCAGCGGCAAATCGACGTGATGTTATTGAAGATTTGCTCGATATCAAGATCTTTTCGTCCATGAATACAGTGATTAAGAGCAAAATCAGTGCTCTTAAGGACGAAGTTAAGACTCTGACACTCAAAAAAGAGTCTCTGAGTGACAAAGTTGACATGCAAAGTCGTTTTATCGACGAGTTGGAGTCTCAAGGTAAGGAAAATATTGCCAAAAAGAAGGAAAAAGTCTCTGAACAGACAAAACTGATCAGTCTTTACAACAAAGAGGTGTCTTTGAACCAAGAAAAGGTGCAAAAACGACTTGTAGAGCAAGAAAAAGTGACTGGAGCTACTGAAAAACTCCGCAAAATGAGTGGATTGAGGGGTAAAATCACTCAAAAAGCGTCTACGATTATGAAAGATCACAAATTTTTCACTGAAAATACGGTTTGTCCTACCTGTACGCAGTCTATTGAAGAGGATTTTCGGATAAATAAGATTAACGACGCTCAAAATGTAGCGAAAGAGTTGCAATCTGGTTTGCAAGAACTGGATGAGGCAATTAATGAAGAACAGGAGCGAGAGCGTCAATTCATCGCCCTATCAAAGGAGATTTCTAAACTACAGAATGACATTTCTCAAGACAATGTTCGGATTTCTGGATGTCAGCGACAAATCAGAAGTCTGGAATCGGAAGTTCAAGAGCTTACCGAGCAACTTGCAAACCGAAATACTGAACATGAGAAGCTAGAAACCTTCAAAGACAACTTAAAAACTACATTTGACGATTTAGCGTCAAGAAAGGACACGATCAACTACTACGATTTTTCGTATAGTCTACTTAAAGACGGTGGAGTTAAAACAAAAATCATCAAGAAGTATTTGCCGCTGATTAATCAGCAAGTGAACCGCTATCTACAGATGATGGACTTCTATATTAACTTTACTCTTGATGAAGAGTTCAACGAAACCGTCCAGTCCCCGATTCATGAGGACTTTTCTTATTCTTCTTTCAGCGAGGGAGAGAAGATGCGTATCGATTTGGCACTCTTGTTCACCTGGAGAGAGGTAGCAAGAATGAAAAACTCTGTCAACACTAACCTACTCATCATGGATGAAGTGTTTGACAGTTCTCTCGATGGATTTGGAACAGATGAGTTCCTTAAGATCATTAGATTTGTTATTAAGGATGCAAATATCTTTGTTATCTCTCACAAAGAGTCTTTGTTTGACAAATTCGAGAACGTGATTAAGTTTGAGAAAGTTAAAGGATTCTCTCGCATTGAGGGTGGATCTATCTCTGCAGCAGCACCTACTAACTCAGATAAAAAAGGTAAAAAAAACTATAATCCATATATGTAAATTTAACTAAAACTTCATTAAGTTAGCATACGATGACTAGATAGTACAGAATTGGAGATAAGGTTATGAATTGAAATTCGATTCTATATTATTTGATATTGTAATAGGTAAAATCATGCATAATCTAATTTCACATAATCAGTTAGCGGGTTGGAAGCAAAGTATTGAACGTTTGACTCACACATTAGATCGTACACTAGAAGAATCTGATCTGATAAACGATTACTACGACTGTCTAATTGAATGTGATGGAGATCAGGCGACATGTAAACGAGTTTGTAGGAGCATTCTTTCATAACCAACTGTAGACACATAGGAAACTGTCACTGAGGGCCCTCACCGAAAGGTGGGGGTTTAGTATTATATGGGCATCAAAGGGAGATCACATGCCAGTTCAACAGGAAATCAAGTCTCAACTTGCTAAACTTCTTGCCACTGAGGATTTGGTGGTTGAGCACCGTAAAGTTGCCACTGCTCAATTTGATGTTCATAAGCGTGTGTTGACGCTTCCGATGTGGGAGAGTGCAAGTAACTCTGTTTACGATCTTCTTGTAGGACATGAAGTCGGACATGCTCTCTTCACTCCCGACGAAGATCCACCGAAAGGTGTTCCTCACTCATTCATCAACATTGTTGAGGATGCTCGTATCGAGAAGTTGATGAAGCGTAAGTATCCGGGAATGAGCAAAACATTCTACAGGGGATACAAGAACATGAATGATGATGACTTCTTCTCCATCGTTGATGAAGATGTCAATTCGATGAATCTTGCTGATCGCACTAATCTGTACTTCAAGATCGGCAACTTCATTGATATTGTGTTCAATGAAGACGAGATGGATATTGTTCGTATGGTTGGAGATTGTGAGACTTTTGAAGATGTTGGTGAAGCAGCAAAAGTTCTCTACAACTATTGTAAGAAAGAAGTTGAGGATGAAACTCAAAATATTGATGCCTCACAATCTGAGCAGCAATCGCAAG